TCTCAGCGAATGTTCAGCTGATGAAAAGTACAAGCAGGGCGTGGTGCCTGCGGAGGCATTGCTACTGACTGTCGGTTGCGACACTCAGGATGATCGGCTGTCACTCAGTGTTTGGGGATGGGGCCGCGAGGAGCAGGGTTGGTTGATTGACAGAGTGAAAATTTACGGCGACCCGTCGCGGAAAGACGTGTGGAAGCAGTTGGACGAGATTGTGCAGACGCCTTACAAGTCTGAGGATGGTCGTGAGTTGAAGCCAATGGTGGTAGCCATCGATAGCGGCGGCCACCACACCAGCGAGGTGTACCAGTATGCAAGGGAACGTCAGAGCTTGGGCGTTGTTGCGATCAAGGGCATGTCAACTAAAAACAAGCCGCCAATTGGCAAGGCAAGTAAGGTTGACCTAAACGCAAAGGGCAAAACGCTCAAGAAGGGAGCGCAGGTGTTCCCGGTTGGATCGGACACGATTAAGTCATTATTATTCGGCAGATTGAAGCACAACGATGTCGGGCCAGGGTATTTGCATTTCTATCCAACGGTTGATAAAGATTATTTCGAGGAGTTGACTGCAGAGAAGCAGGTACTCAGGTTCAGGAATGGATTCCCTGAGCGTATTTGGGTAAAAAAAAGCAGTGCAAGAAACGAAGCATTGGATGAGCTTGTTTACGCTTACGCGGCGTTAAATCGCGTGTATCAAATCAAAGATCGTCGAACGCTATGGGATCAGATGGAAAAGTCACCCGAAGAACGAAAAGAGTCCAAGCGTACAGCTTCGGCAGCGCGGACCCAGAAAAGTTTCGTTAATCATTGGTAGGAGTTAGACTGCTGAATATCAAATGCTCTCTTTAGATGGGAATCCCTCCATCCATAACTAGCGGCGTGGATACGGTGTGGACTGATTCCGAGACCGTTGACGTTTTTGGAGATGCTGTAACTAGCTCTACGCATAGTCTTGTCTATTATTTTCGACTAAATACAAACGCTCAAGGTCTGACGGCAACATCAGTCGCTTACGACAGCGGTTGGAAAACAACTTTAAGCGCATCTGAAACTGCATCGGTTGTCGCAAGCCCCGACTGGTTCTTTCAGGCTGTGCTGACCAAGACTGGCGAAAACATTATTCAGGAGTACAGCCGGGGCCAGATCGAGTTTCAGCCTTCTTTGTCCTATTCGGGTACGCCCGGCGCTTTTGACGGGAGGACTCAGGCACAGAAAGATCTTGATGCTGTAAAAACAGCTATTCGAGCTTTGCTTGGTGGCGGCGCGGTTCAAGAGTACAGAATCGGGACGCGAAATTTAAAGCGATACGATATTTCGGAACTTCTGGTGTTAGAGACTAGGCTGAAGTCGATAGTGGCTAAGGAAAACAAAGCCAAGATGATCGCTTCAGGATTGGGCGATCCTAAAAATCTGTATGTTCGCTTTGGTCAAGGCTGATGGGATTAAGAACAAACTTACTTAGAAGATTTGGCTTACGGCCTATCCCTGTCGAGCAGCGCAGGCGCAGGCGCAGGCGCAGTTATGCAGGTGCTTTTGTCTCTCGCCTGACAAGCGACTGGATGAGCACTCAAGCTAGTGCTGACGCTGAAATACTCACAAGCATCAGGAAGCTGCGAGACCGCTCCCGCGAGATGGTGCGGAACAATCCTTATGCAAAGCAGGCAAAACGCACGACTCAAGTCAACGTTGTTGGCAGTGGGATCAAGCTTCAATCTCAAGTGCAGCAACTTAGGGGCAGGAAGCTAAACGATTCAGTCAATCGCTTGATTGAAGAAAAGTGGCGTTTATGGACCCGTGCGCAACATTGCGACGTAGCGGGTCGGCACAGTTTTCACATGATGGAATGGCTTGCCACTGGTGCCTTGCCAGAGTCAGGCGAGGCATTGTTCAGGATCATAAGGCGTCCGTTTGGCAACAGTAAGGTGCCATTGGCTCTTGAAATGCTTGAGTCTGACGTGCTGGATGAGGAGTACCAAGGCCCGACTCTTTCTAGAAGCAATGAGTGGAGAATGGGTGTCGAAATTAATGAATGGGGCCGCCCAGTACGTTATGCGTTTTTAACTCGTCACCCTGGCGATTCTTGGTTCCAGAATGTTTCAGAGAAAGATGGTAAGCATGTATTTCTTCCAGCAGCGGATGTAATTCATTTATTTTTACCGGAGCGGCCACAGCAGAATCGGGGTGTGCCTTGGTTCCATCCTGTGATGGTTGACGCGCATCAGCTGGCAGGATATGAACAAGCCGCTGTCGTTCGTGCTCGCGCTGGCGCAAGTGTCATGGGCTTTATCACTAGCCCAGAAGGCGAGCTTGACGGGGATGATGTTGAAGACAGCCGCCGGATTAGTGAGTTTGAGCCTGGTATGTGGAAGTATTTAGAGCCTGGTCAGAATGTTGAAGTTCCAGACATCGGCTCACCTGACCAGCAATTCGAGATGTTTGTTAAAAACAAAGTACGTCGTTTTGCTTCAGGTTTTGGCTGTAGTTATGAGACATTGAGTCGTGATTTTTCAGACACTAATTACAGCAGCAGCCGTTTAAGCCTCTTGGAAGACAGAGAGCACTGGAAAGTCGTCCAGGGGTATTTGATTGAAAATTTTCACATGAGAGTGTTCCGTGAGTGGCTTGGCTTGGCTGTGCTTGCTGGAGAGTTACCGTTCACCGATTACGAGGAAAGGCCAGAGCGATACGACACACCCAGATGGATGGCGCGTGGATGGGATTGGGTTGACCCTCTCAAAGAGGCTAAAGCTTACCGTGAGATGGAAAATGCGGGCTATTATACGAAGGCTCAAATCGTTTCAAGGTTAGGAGGAGACTTCTACGACAACTTGAGTGAAATTGCTATGGAACAGCAAGCAGCCCGTGATCTTAACGTTGAGCTTGATCGAGACATTATCGAGCAGCCCCCAGAGGTAATTGAGTGATGCCATTTAAGCCAAACGATGGAATGCGTGAAGAAGCGCAGCGTTACAAAGACTGGAAATCAGACGGCAGGAAAGGCGGCACTGAAGTCGCAGCTCGCCGCGCAACTCAAATCTTGAGCGGCAATGAGTTGAGCGATGAAACAGTAATCAAGATGAGCGCATGGTTTGCGCGTCATGAAGTAGACAAGCAAGCTGAAGGATTCAGTCCAGGAGAAGATGGCTACCCCTCGCCAGGAAGAGTCGCTTGGGCTGCTTGGGGCGGCGATTCTGGTAAAACATGGTCAGACCGCATTGTTAAATCCATGGATCGTTCAATCACCCAAGAAGAGGTTCGCGCCGAGCCTGACGCTTTAGACGTTGGAGATTTTGTGCGCTGGAGTTCTTCTGGTGGCAATGCTCAGGGACGCATTACAAGAATTGTTCGTGATGGCCAGCTAGAGGTGCCTGGCGCAGAAGTTACTATTAATGGAGAAGAGGATGATCCTGCCGCATTAATTAGGATTTATCGCGAAGGAGACGAAGGATGGCAAGAGACCGATGTTTATGCAGGGCATAAGTTCAGTACACTGAACAAGATCGAAGCATTACGCGAGATGGAGGGACAAGAGGAGGTGCATTATGCGGCCTTTGATGAAGAACATCAGAAATTGTCCCGTGATCTGGAAGGTAAGACCTTTCAGCGTGTCGAAGCTACCAGCTTCCGCATGGTTGATGAAAAGAGCATGGAGTTTCCATTCAGCTCTGAATATCCCGTGGCTCGTTATTTTGGAAACGAAATCCTGAGCCATGGCAGCGAGTCCGCCAACCTTGAGCGGCTCAATGACGGCGCACCGCTTCTTTATAACCACGATCCAGACCGCATGATCGGCGTTGTCGAGCGTGCTTGGATTGATGGAGAAAAGAAGCGGGGTTATGCCAAGGTGCGCTTCTCGCGTAATAAATTTGCGCAAGAAGTGCTCCAAGACGTTCGTGATGGAATCCTTCGCGGCGTTTCTTTCGGCTACTCCATTGATAAAATGGAAGAGCGTGAAAGTGATTTTGTAGCGACGAATTGGCGTCCCTATGAAGTAAGTCTGGTCAGCATTCCTGCTGATCCGACAGTCGGAGTTGGACGCTCTCTTGAGACGGACGATTCTGACCTAGACAATGGAGTTGAACGTTCCTTAGAGGAACTCGGCTCTGAGACTGCGGCTTCACCCGCATCACCTGAAAACACAATGACTGAGGTCATCATGGAAAACACTCCAGATCTGGAGGTGATCCGGTCCGAGGCCGTAGAGGCCGAACGTGACCGTGCTACCTCTATCACTCAAATCGGTGAGCGTCACAAGCTCCCTGACATGGCACGCGACTTGATCAACGGCGGCAAGTCTGTTGATGAGGCCCGTGCTGCATTTCTCGAAAAAATCGGCACTCAAACCGTGGAACACAGCATCAGCGTCACTGGTAACGACATCGGCCTCTCTGATAAGGAGACCCGTAGCTTCAGCTTCGTCAAAGCTCTGAACTATCTCTCTAACCAGGGTGATGCTCAGGCTCGTCGCGATGCAGCATTTGAAATTGAAGTTGGTGAGGCTGCTGCTAAGAAGTACGAGCGTTCTTCAAACGGCATTGTCATCCCTAATGAAGTCCTTCGTCGCGATTTGGTTGTAGGCACTCCTACAGCTGGTGGTGACTTGGTTGACGACGTGCTTCTCTCAGGAAGCTTCATCGACCTGCTTCGTAACCGCTTGTCAATTGCTCAAGCTGGCGCAACGATGCTGACCGGCCTCCAAGGCAATGTCTCAATTCCTCGCCAGACAAGCGCGAGCACTGCTTACTGGGTTGGCGAAAACGCTTCTCCTACCGAGTCCCAGCAGGCAATTGATCAAGTCAACATGACACCCAAGACAGTGGGTGCTTTCGTTGACTACTCAAGGCGTCTTCTGCTTCAAAGCAGCATCGACGTTGAAGGCATGATTCGTAACGATCTTGCTCGCGTCATTGCCCTTGAGATTGATCGCGCTGCTGTTTACGGCACCGGTTCTTCCAACCAGCCTCAGGGTCTGACTAACGTCAGCGGTATTGGATCTGAGACTTTGACCAACTTTGGAAGTTTTGATGAGTACATTGCAATGGAGACCGACGTTGCTGCGGCTAACGGTGACATTGGCACAATGCGCTACATCATCAACGCTTCCGCTCGCGGTGCTCTGAAGTCAACTGAAAAGGCTTCAAACACTGCTCAGTTCGTTTACGAAAACGATGAAATCAACGGTTACCCTGTGATCGTTTCCAACCAGTTGCTCAACAACGATGCACTGTTTGGCGATTTCTCACAGTTCGTGATGGGCATGTGGTCAGGCTTGGATCTGACTGTTGATCCTTACGCTGGCGCAACTGCTGGTACTGTTCGCGTCATTGCTCTTCAGGATATTGACTTTGCTGTCAAGCAGCCTGCATGTTTCTGCTTCGCTAGCTGAACAACATGAAAGTTGAGATCACACGCGGAGTGATGATCAACGGGGAGTCTGTAAAAGCAGGCTCCTTTATTGAAGTTGATCAGCAGATAGCGAATATTCTTTTCAATAGCGGCAAAGCAAAAGTTGCTGTTGAGAAGACAACAAATTCGGTTTCTGAAGCTACCGATTCTTGCAAAACTGTGCCTCGTTCAAAGCGAGGACGTTCTAAAACTTCTTTTGGAGAAGACTGATGACAATTCTTTCTGTAGGGCTTGAAAAGCTTTCGCATTTTGCGCTAGCACCTACTGCTTCACGTACTTCTGCTCTTGACGGCACTGCTGTTGACTTGAATGATTACGAAGGCGACATTTGCGTGATTCTCGATGTCGAGAATGGCGGAACATCAACTTTAGATGTCAAGATTCAGTCAGCTGACACTTCCGGTGGGACTTACTCTGATGTCCCTGACACTTCTTTCACTCAAGTGAGCACAAGCGCAAGCAAGCAGACGCTTGTTTTCCCAAAGGGTAGCGCCAAGCGCTTTATCAAAGCTGTTTCAACAGTTTCAACTTCAACTCATACCTACAGCGTCAATGCTTTTGGTGCGCTGAAGTACGCTTGATAGTTTTATGCGTCTGACATAAGTCGGGCGCTTTTTCATGCTTTGATAAGGCTAGTCAGTTATGATGTTCAAGTAAGGAGCTAGGCGAGAGATGAGCCTTCCACGAATTGGTGGTTTTTCGGCCCCAGCAACTGCAGATTTTGCTGACCTTGACTATGACGGTAGCAGCCGGGTAGTTACGATTACCTACAAACAGGGCGGTTCTGGTGGTGTTGTGGTTGGCGTGTTGAATATTACTTATGTCGGTGCTAGTACCGATGTTGATACTGTTTACTGGACTATCTGATCATGGCGTATAAGTACAATCCACTACTAGGAGTCGGTCTCGACGAAGTAGGAGCAGGCGGCGGCGCTGCCACTCCTGGCGGTGCGGACACCCAAGTTCAATTTAACGATGGTGGAGCACTTGGCGGTGACGCAGGTCTCACCTACGACAAAACGACAGACAAGCTTACTGTTGCCGGTGACATTGATCTAGACGACGGCGGAACATTTAGCACCACGTTGCAGACGGTAACACCAACTGCTAACCGGACAGTCTCAATTCCTGATGCAACTGGAACGATTGGTCTGGTCAATGGTCCTACTGGCAGTATCCAGTTTAATCAAGCCGGTGCATTAAGCGGCACCAGTGATTTTAGTACGACGCTGGATTGGAATAATGCAACAACAACATTTACAGGGCTGAAGTTAAATGTAACCAATACTGCAAGCGCTGCTAATAGCAACCTGCTGGATTTGCAGGTGAATGGGACGAGCGTTGCTTCAATAAGTACCAATGGTTCTACCGGCACCGGCTATCTAAAACTAATCCCCACAACAGTTGGCGCATTAACTGCAGCTGCAACTGTTGGTGCAGGTACTAAAGCTTTTGTGACGGACTCAACTAGCACGCTTAGTTCTCACCACGGCCAAGCTGTTGTCGGCGGTGGTAGTAATTTCGTGCCGGTCTTTAGCGACGGCACTAACTGGATCGTCGGCTGATGACATCCTCTGCAAACTTCGCTTCCGACCGAACCATGGACACGCTTTCTCTCACACTGACCAACACCCGCGTTATTGACGGGTTGATCTTTGCCGCTAATTCTGTTGGCAAAACACCTGAAGCTTATGCTGAATGGTTACTAGACAACGACGGCTATCGTTATGCCGACGCCAACTCTTATGGTGTCGTAACAAGTGCAGGATTCTTTGCACGTTTCACACCAACTGAATATGCAGCGGTGCTTGCAGCTTCTGTCGATACGGTAGAAGTACCAGAGAAGATTGGCGGTGTTCCAACTGAGGAACAATACGATGCATACCAAGTAGCAGTTCTTCAGTATTCAATACTGGAGAATCCTACGGCTGAAGAAACTGCAACGTATGAAGCGGCCCTTGAAGCGTATGAACTGGCTACCACTGCTGAAAATCAAACCGAGGTTGATGCAGCTGAAGCACAGAATGCAGCCGCTAATGCAGTGAAAGCATTGCTTGATGAATTAACAGCTGCTGAAAAAGTAGCACTTGATGATCAACGTGTTGCTGATGGTCTTGCACTGTTAGTCAGCATGGAATTGCTTGCACCTGGACGACCAGCTGAAATTACTGCGTATGAGCGCCCATTCCCTGTGATTACACAGGAGATCGAACAATGAGCCTGAGGTGGTCGTCAGCAACTGATCAGTTGTATGCGGTGAGCAATAGTTCACCTTCCCTTGACTTGGATTTTGCAAGCAACAAGAGCTTGCTAGACAATATCAGCGGCTTCCCATTAGTCAATCACCAACGTGATGCTAGTAGCGGCAAAAGTGCTGGGACGTATGTTGACAGTGATGGGTTGATTAAGACCAGTCCGGTTAATTACGCTATCAACAGTGAACAGATAGACCTTTGGACTCCAAGCGGGGGAAGCATCTCAGCTAATTTTGCAGAATCACCTATTGGGGATTTAACGGCTGATAAATGGATCCCTGATACTGCTAGTAGCTATCATTATCCAAAACTAATAACCACCTTATCATCTGCTAGTTCAGTTACTTATAGCATCTATGCAAAACAAGCAGGCTATAGGTATTTATTAATAAACACGACTGATGGCAGTTCGTCGGGCAACGGTGGCCCTGTTGTTGACTTGCAAGATGGTGAAGTTGCCAGCAACTACACAGCAACTTACCCAACGACTGTTACAGATGCTGGTAACGGTTGGTGGAGGGTTGCTATGACATTTACTGGAAACGGAGTTAATATAATTGTAGACCATAATCCATTACCAACATCAACCATTGCCGCATATTCCGGTGATAATACTTCTGGTGTTCTTCTGTGGGGCGCTCAACTACAAGAAGGCACAACCGCCACTGACTACATCCCAACAGGTGCAACGATTAGTGGAGCACCACGATTTGATCATGACCCCGTGACTGGTGAAAGCCTGGGGTTGTTGATTGAAGAGGAGCGGACAAATTACTGTACCGGTGACTTTAATGGAACCTTAGGAGACGGGGGCTTGCAAACTCTGCCTTCTGGCGTGAAGGCACCTGATGGCTCCACTGCAGCATATCTCCTCCTTCCAGGGGTGACGCGGTTGTGGTTTGATGGTTTGAATAGTGTAAATATAGGCATCAGTGGTAAAGCAGTCCTTTCATACTATGCTTATTCAGTGAATAATTCAATAATACTACGCCCTAACGCTTTTAATACTTCATACACTAATGTAGTATCAGACACAATTCCTGGTCAATGGGTGAGGATCTACGCTGTTGTTGACTTAATAAATGGTGTTTTACAATACAGAGTTACTCCGTACAACACCACTATATACACACAAGCGGAGTATGACGCTGGAGAAAGAGTTTACCTGTGGGGATTTCAAGTAGAAATAGGCAACTTCCCAACCTCCTACATCCCCACAACCGGCAGCACCGTAACGCGCTCACCTGACATCGCATCGATTGAAGGGACGAACTTTAGTAGTTGGTATAACTCAACAGCTGGCAGCTTTTATGCAGATGTAAAAGCTTATGGTACTTCTACTGGATCTTCAAGGATCATTGGGACGGATCAAATTGCAACGCCACTTTATTACAACACTACTGCTGATACTATAAAATCTTATGGCAATACTGTGGGGCCAACTGTATCTGGCCTTATTGCTTTTGGCCGTCATAAAGCAGGAATGGCCTACGCAACTGGTGATGAGGCTATCTCCGTAAATGGAGGAACTGTGGCAACATCAGCAGTAGGCTTTAATAATACCTCAAACACAGTAACCGCAGTTGCTTTATTTGCAGTGACATCAGGCTCAGAAAAAACAACCGGCCACATCACCCGCCTTGCCTATTACCCCTACCGTCTTTCTGACACCATTTTGCAGGAGATTACATCATGACTTTAGTTCCACAGCATATTATTCTCCAGTCCCCAGCGTCTAATGATCCGTTGCTGGACCTTAATACACAACCAAGTCTTGACCTGCAGTTTGCTACAGGCAAGACACTTAATGATCGAGTTAGCGGGTT